TGACTGTGGCGGATGGGCTGTGCTGCATGACAGACATTTGCGAGCGGGTTGGATTGGCACCAAGCGCGGTTTCGCGGGTGGCGCAAGACCTCAAGACGCTGGGCATGCTGGCTGACAACCGGCCGGGGCGCAAAGGCGGGCACTGCACGCCCGCGTTTTTCTGGCTCACTCCGACCGGAACGGAAAACCTCAGAAAGCTGCTGACCCGATGAGCAAACCCCGGAAAATGTCCGAGCGCGCGAAGAAATTCGCGGACCTGATGCTGACAGGAACCTTGTCCGCAACGCGCGCTTACCGCAAGGCCGGATTCACTGCGATTGGGCACGGTGCGGAAGCCAACGCCTGTCGCATGCTGAGGAATGCTGATGTAATGCAGTACATGGAAGCGGCGCGCGCGAAGCTCAGAAGCAAGGGGGAAATCGAGCGTGACGAGATCGTGGGGTTTCTGGCGAAAGTGCTGCGCACGCCCGTGGGCGAGTTGACGCCGGACAGCGTGCTGGCTCAGGAATACATGGATGAAGTCACGGAAGACGCCACCCGCAAGCGGGTGAAAATGGTGAGCAAGATGGATGCCGTGAAACAGATTTGCAGCATGATGGGCTGGAATGCTCCCGCCGTGGTGGAAGTGAGCGCGGACAACGCCATGCTGGGACTTCTCAACCGGATACGAGCCCGGACATGACAGCCGATCTCACTGAGCAACTGCTGGACGTGCGGTGGCGGCTGGCGAACCTCTACAAGTGCCGGGAAGAGGGCACCGGGCGGGCCATGCCGTTCATTCCGCGCGAGGAACAGAGGGTGATATTCCGGCATCTGATCGAAACACCCACCGTACCGGCCTACATCATCAAAAGCCGCCGGTTAGGGCTGAGTACCGGCATTTGCATCTTCCAGAGTGACGCCGCGGCATTCTCGCGCGGCTGGCGCGGGCTGCTCATAGACCAAACACAATATGACGCCACGAAAAAGATGGAGGAAATCATCCGGTTTTCCGTGGACTCGTTGCCGCCGGAATTGCTCTGCAACTTCGAGTTTCCCAAGCGCAACGACACCCAACTGCGCATGCGCACCAAAGGGGAAACCGACAGCGAAGACTCGGTGATTTACGCCACGACGAGCGGGCGGGGCGGTGACTGTAGCATGCTGCACGTCTCGGAATGGGGACCGATCGCCGCCATGGACGCCAAACGCTCGGCGGAAATCCGCAGTGGATCGTTTCCGGCGGCGAGAAATGCCAGGCGCGTGGTGGAGACCACCTGGATGGGCGGCAAGGCCGGAGACCTGTGGGCCATGATCGAGCCCATTATGCTGAATGATCCGAACGCGGAAGGGGTGGTGTATTTCTTCCCGTGGCACGCGGATCCGCAAGCCGTGAAATTTGACGGCACGGTGACTGGCGAGGCGCAATCCTACTTCATGGACCTGGCGGCCAAGCTGGGCAAAAGCTTCAGCGAGGAACAAAAGAAGTGGTGGTGCGCCAAGAAGATCGAGCAAGGGCTGTTCATGGCCCGCGAATATCCTTCCACGTTGGAAGAGGCATTCCGTGCGCCCATCGAAGGTGCGGTGTACGCGCGGTTCATCGAGGAAGCGTTTACCGCGGGGCGGGTGCGCCCGCTGATGCACGATCCCGCGGAATTGGTGTGGACGTTCTGGGACATCGGCAGCCCGCTCAACACCCGCGTGGTTTACGTGCAGTTCATCGGCAACAGCATTCACATACTGGATCACGACGACGGGCTTCTGGAAATGAGCACGGCAGTGCGGGTGGCGCACATGCTGGGCAAGGGATACAGCTACGGCGCGCACTTCCTGCCACACGATGCCGAAAGCCGGGGAGCTACGGGGATCAACTTTCGCGAAGCCATCACGCGCGCCGGGCTGCCGGGCTGTAGGGTGCTGCCACGCTGCATGAGCGAATGGCCGGGGGTCAACAAGGTGGCGGAAATCATACCGCGCTGCGTGTTCAACGAGGACACCACGCGCAAGCTGTTGTCCAGCTTGAGCTACTACCACACGCGCAAGGACCGCGCGGACGGGCATTTCACGGACATCCTGGTGGATGACTGGAGCGCCCACGATGCCGACGCCTTCCGCATGCTGGCCGAGGCGCTCATGAACAACATGCTCGCCGGCCATGCCAGCGTGGTGCGCGATCTGCGGACGAAAGATCAACGCCAGCGCAAAGCAAGCGCCGGGAGGTGGAAACCATGACCAGCAATAATCCAGCGATTGAGAAAGTGCCGATTGAGAAAGTGCCATTGAGCGTGTGGCTACAATGGGACGGTGAGGGAGTGCGCGAAGATGGAGAAGTCTCCGAGGGTGACGTGACATGGTGCCGCGATAAAATCTTCGATGGAGACATCGAGTATGTACACGCTGGGGAAATCCGCCGCGTACTCATGGGACACCCCTGCTCGGAACTGTGGGGAGAAACCGGACTGCTTGCCGCAACCATGCGCTGCGTGGAGGCTATTGGGAAAATTGAGGATTTGGTGACAACGGATCACGAAAGCAAGGAAGCCTTTATCCGGCGTGTGCGCGGGATTCTCGGGCAAAAGACGTTATGACACCAATAGAAAAAGCCGTGGCATGGTACGAAGAGTTGAAAAACCCGGTACCGTTTGAGGAAATCCTTTTCGCGCACTGCGCGCTGGGGAGAGTGGTCGAGATGCAGGATGTTTTCATCATGGCCCGCCCGGTGCGGCATGATTGGCCGGATGATCGGATGTGCGATCCGTGGGACGTGGCAACGCCGCACGAAGCCGACTGCTGGCACGTGTACCTGGCTGCGGGCGACTGGCTGCGGGCCGTGGCGTTCGCGCCGTACGCGCTGCCGTGGGTATCCTGGCACCGGCGCGGGCAGTTGCATGTGTGGCAGTGGCGCAAATTGATGGATGCGAAATGGCGGCGGGATCGGAAACCCGCAAATCTTCGGGCTCATGGGATCACAACCGAAGCCGCCGAAGCCGCCACCGCCCCCTGCGATACCTAAAAGCGCGGATGCGTATGACGCCGGGGCCGCCGCCGCCGCCGAGTTGCGGGCGAAAAGCAGCATGCTGAAAAGTTTTCTGGTGCGCACCGGCGGGCTGGGTGGCGGTGGATCCGGCACAGGCGCGGCATTTCTGGGAACGCAAACAGGCACATAGCACATGACCGGCGAATACATCCTCAAGCTGCGCGAGCAGTTGAAAACCACGCGCCAGCCCTTGGAAACGCATTGGGACGAACTTGCGCATTACTTCATGCCGTTCCGTTTGTCCGGTGGCGAATTGCCAAACATCCCGAGTGCTGAAAGTCTGAGCGATTCGACCGGGCGGGAATGCGCTCTTGTCATGGCCAATGGCTTGGCCTCGCTGGTGATTCCTCGCGAGGAAATCTGGTTTGAGTGGATGCCACCCCAGATGCTGGAGAAGGACGATGAAGCGGTGGCGTTTTACCGCAAGGCATCCACGACCGGGCGGGAACTTATCGAGCGAAGCAATTTTTACGAGGAGGCCCAGGAATTCCTGATCGCCTCGCCCGTGTTTGGCACCGCCGCGTTGTTCATTGGCGACATGGACGCAAGCGGGCTGTATTTCCGTGCGCAATCACCCGCCACCTATTACATTGCCGAGGACGCGCAAGGCCGCGTCAACTGTGTGTTGCGCGAACTCTCGCTTACCCCCGACCAGGCCGCCAAGGAATTCGGAGAGGACAAGCTGCCGCAAGCCATCGCCAACAAAGTGGGCAAGCCGTTGGGGATGACGGAAAAGACGATCTATGTGCATGCCGTGATGGCGCGGCGCGAAGCGGCTGCGGCGGACGCCCCGGAAGGGGAGCGCAAAGCATTTGAATCCCAGGTGGTCGAGGAAACCAGCAAGAAGCTGGTGCAGTCCGGCGGATACGACGAGTTTCCGTTTGCGGTGCATCGTTACCGCCGGTTCGGGCGGATCCCGTGGGGGTTTGGTCCGGGCACCACTGGACTCAGCAACGCGCGGCAACTGGAATTCCTGGAACGCCTGACAGATGCCGCCGCCGAGAAAGCCGTGTTTCCGCCAGTGCAGGCACCGGCCAGCCTGGAAGGGGAGATCGGCCAGGGCGCGCTGGAAATCACCTATCTGGATCCAAGCAACCCGAACGAAGCGGGCATGCTCAAGGAATGGGCCAGCATCGGTCGCTACGACTACGCAAAGGATCGCCTGAATGACAAGCGCGAGCAACTGCGCCGCGTGTTCCACAATGATCTGTTCAATCTGTTCAGCGCGCGGGCCATGGAACGCGCGCCGATGACCGCCACGGAAGCGCAACTGGTGGCTGGAGAAAAGCTCACACAGTTCAGCCCGGTGTTCGGTAGGCTGGTCAGCGAGTTTTTGACGCCGGTGTTGCTGCGCGTGTTTGCCATCGGCCTGCGGGCCGGTGCGTTCGGCCAGCCTCCGCCATCGGTATTCACCGAAAAGGGCATTCCGGCGCCGGGGGTGCGCTTCAAGAACCGCATCATGCTGGCGATGCAGTCACGCACGAATCAAAACCTAATGGATTTTGTGAACCTGGCATCGCCCATCCTTCAATTTGACCCATCGGCCATCGACGCAATCAACGTGCCGAACACCATGCGCGACACCGCGCGCAATGCCGGGCTGCCGGAAAGCTGGATCCGCCCGGCCAAAGAAGTGGCCGCGTTGCAAGCCGCCCGTGCCGAGGCCGCGCAAGCGCAACAAGAAGCCGTCATGGCGCAAAGCGTGGCCAGTGCCGGCAAGGATCTGGGAGGCATGCCTGCCGACATGCGCCAGAACATGGCCCAGCAACTCAAAGGAGCCGAGTCATGATCCGCAAACCCGGCGAAGCGCAAGAAGAGGCGAAGCGCGAATGGTTGGAAGCCCGCAGCGTGGAGCATGCACGGCTTGCGGATATCGCCGCCGAAGTCCTCAAGACCAAGGACGGCAAAGCGTTGTTCGATCACTTGGCTTACCATTTCCGGCTGCGGGGGAGATCATTCAAATCCGAGAACGTGAATTCCGCCGCATGCCCGTACGCCGCCGCCGTGCGCGACGGTGAAAAGGCCGTGCTGCATTACGTTTACAATTTGGCCAGAGTTGCCGACCCATCCATCCCAATCCCATGAGAACACCCAAAAAGCCAAGAGCGCCGAAAGAAAAACCCGACGTTGTTCCACAGTTTGACACCGTGGAACAAAACCCCGCACCGCCCGTTCCGACTGGCGATGCCAAGCCCGCTTCACGCATCCCGCCATGCCCACCGATGACCCCCGAAGCCGGGGACAAGACGCTGGAAGTGGTCCAATGGTGGTATAAGTACCACCCGGAAGAGGCGCACCGGCGTTACGGACACCGCCGATGCCATGGCAAACCCGGATCACAGGAGGTGGCACCATGAGTGACACAGCAGGATCTGGAACAGGAGCAGATGGTGCAGCCGGTGCAGCCGCCCCCGCTGGAACATTTCTGGGCACCGCCGCCGCGCCGGCGGCCGGGGCCGGTGGTGCCTCCGTCGCGCCATCGAACTTTTTTGGAGAGCATGTCCAGAAAGACGGGGTGTTTGCCGAAGGGTGGACTACGCCGCTGGCGGAAAAGTTTCCGCGTCTGGCCAATAGCGCCATGCGCTACAAAACCGAAGCCGAGTTTTTGAGCGGCATGGATCACGCGCTGGGCCTGGTGGGCAAGAAGCAACAGGCCGTGGGCTATCCGAAGCCCGGAGCGGACGAAGAAACGGTGGCCGCGTTCCGCAAGGAAAGCGGAGTGCCGGACAAACCCGATCAATACCAGCTCAAGCCGGAAAAGCTACCGGATGGAGTAACCTGGGATGACGCGGGAGCGCTGAAAATAGCGGAAGTGCTGCATGCCAACCACATTCCTGCGGAAGCGGGCAAGGCGCTGGTGGCGGCGCATCTGGAAAGCCTGGTCAACAGTGCCGGCCAAGCGGTGCAGCAACAAACCGCGCGCTTGCAGGAAATGGTGGGAAAGACCGCCGGTGCCATGCAAAAAGAATGGGGGCAGGATTACGAATCACGCTTGGGAGCGAATCAGGACTTCGTGGTGGCGCGGTTTTCACCGGAAGATCTGGCGGACCCGGCCATCAATCTGGCTCTGAGCCACCCGGCGATCGTGCGCATCGTGGACGAAGCACGCCGCGCCAGCCGCGAAAGCCCGCTGCCCGGTGCCGCCAACACCACGGCAACAGGCACCATGACGTTCCGTGACCAGGCCGTGGCCATCATGACGAGCAACAAGAACTGGCGCTCTGATCCGGCGCTGGCGGCGCGCGTACACGACCTCTACGCACAGCAAGCGGCGCACAACAAGCGCAAGAGTTAGATTCTGTTTGTTAGCTGGACTCATAACGCAAGCCCCGGTGTGGAAACGCACCGGGGTTTTCTTTTGTTCAAATGCGAAATGGCGGCGGGATCGGAAAACCCTGCATCTTCGCATCCGTGAGACATGGAAGGACACCCCGCGCAAGCGGGCCCTGGTAATGCCCACCGTGGCCGGAGACGGCCAGAGGCGATCCGCCGAGTGGCGGGGACTCGCGAAACTCCACCCACCCGGGCGAGTGCCCGGATTTTTCGCAATTCCAAACTATCAGCATCACCATGGCATTTACCACTTCCATCATCCCCGATGGCTTTCCGATTCAATACGATGACGAATGGCGCATCGGCCTGCAACAACTCACCAGCCGCCTGAGCGCGTACATCGACATGGAAACCCTCAACGGGGCCTCCAAGCGATTCCAGCGCCTTGACAAATTCACGGCTAGGCAAATCACCACCCGCTTTGGCGACACCAACCCTGACGACGTGCCCGTGGAATACCGCTGGCTTTACGTCAACTTTAAGGACGTGGCGCACATTCTGGATCGGCGCGAGTCGATGCAGCTTGGCCAGGTGGGCAGCCCGCACAATGCGATTCTGCGCAACCAACTCGCCGCCGCAGGGCGCGACATGGACAAGACGCTCATTGACGGCATCATCGGCACCGTGCAAAGCGGCCCTACCGGGGCGACTGGGGTTGCCATGGTTGCCGCGCAACAAGTCGCGGTGAACTTCGTGGACAGCGGTGCCGCGGCGAACAGCGGATTGACCTTCGGCAAATTGCTGGAAGTCAGCACGCGCTTCGGCATCGCCCAAATCAGCGGCCAGGATACCGACAACCAGCATCAAGGCTGCGTGATCATCAGCGCCCGCCAACTCAAAGACCTGCTGCTCGAGCAAAAGCTCACCAGCTCGGACTACGGTTTGCAGCGCCTGAACACCGGCGAAGTGACCAGCATTTTCGGTCTGGCCATCAAGGTGGTGGATCCGGCACTGCTCCCCTATGTGGGATCGAGCACGGACACCCGCACCTGTGTGGCGTTCTCCCGCCGCTCTGTGGCATTCGGCATTGCCGAAAACCCGCAAGCGTGGGTGGACGTGCTGCCAGGCAAGCGCCACGACGTGCAACTGCGCACGGAATGGGGCTGGGGTGCAACGCGCATCGAAGACGAGGGTGTCATTACCATCGTCTGCGACGAAAGCCCGTAAGCTAACCGCCGGGGCGTTCTTTTGAGCGCCCCGGCATCATCAAAACCAATCAACCAATCACACTTGAAAGACTGATTTTATGGCTAAATGCACACAATCCACCGAGTATGCCGCGCAAGTCGCCGCCGCCGCCAATTTTACGGGCCGCATCGATGACAAGCGCAACATCGGCGGCGCGGTTCAATACGCGACCATCAAAGTTCCATTGACCGCCGACAACGTGGCCAATGACGTTATCAACCTCATCCGCTTGCCTGACGGTTCGCGGGTGCTGCCGGAACTGTCACGGATCATCGTGACCGCCGATCCCAACGACGGCGCGTTTACCCTGGACATCGGCGATGCCGCTGATGTGGACCGCTACTGCGACGGTGCCAACTGCGCGGCGGTGGGCATTCAGGAATTCCTTGCCAGCGCCCAAACGGCTGATGGGTTCATCAATCCCATCGAAGTGAAGTACAACAGCACCGCAGCCTCTGATACCGGCTTGGTGCAGATGAAGATCATCACCGAAGCCGGCACCATGGCGGCAGCCGACGTGTATGTCATTCTGGCGTACAAGTGTCTGTAAGCCGCCCGCGCATCCACCACTAACCCAGGGCGGCAGGCACTCACCGTGTCTGCCGCCCTTTTTTTCACATGACCACTCTCACCGATCTGGCCAATGCGGCCTTGGGACTGCTGGGCGAAGCCGAAATCACGGACATCACCGATGTTACCGTGAAGACCGCCAAGGTGTGCAACCGCCACGCGGAACAGGCGCTCTACGAAACGCTGCGCTTGGGCCGCTGGAACTGCGCAAGCCGCCGCGCGTATTTGTTGGAAAGCGTGCCGGCCGCATGGGCCGTGGGCACCACCTATGCTTTCAACGCCGAAGTGACCTACGGCACCACCCACTACGCCAGCCGCGCCGCGGCAAACCTCGCCAAAGAACCGACCGTGACCAGCGGATGGGAAGACTGGTGGGCGGCGGATGAAGGGTATCAGAAGAAATTCGCGCTGCCGGCCGATTTCCTGCGACTTCTCGAAATCAACGGCGAGGCTGTGCGCGCGCATGATGAATTCTTCGAGATCGAAGGCGCGTACCTGCTCACCGATGAATCCAGCGTGTGGATTCGCTACATCGCCGCCGTGGCAATCAGCGCGTGTGACGTGCTTTTGCAATCCGCCGTGGCCGCCCGCTTGGCAAGCCGCATTGCCATCCCGCTGAGCGGACGCATCGAGCAAGCCAATGCGTTTGAAGCGTTGTTTGCGCGGCGTCTGGCGGAAGCCCAGAAGATCGACGCCCACGAAACCGGCAGTGGCGACAATCCGGCATGGGAAAAGGTGCTCACCCGCAGCCGCTTGATCCGCCAGCGTGGTTGGGGCCCGGGCGATCCACTGCAACGCGGAAGGTAAAAGCATGAGTGAAATCATTTACGAACGCCGCACGGCATTCAACGCCGGGGAAATCAGCCCGTGGCTGGATCCGCGCGTGGATCAGGAAAAGTACCATCTGGCGTGCCGGCAGATGCGCAACATGCAGCCCACCGTGTACGGCGGCGCGTTCATGCGGCCCGGCAGTGTGTATCTGGGGGCCAGCGCCAGCCATTCAAGCGCGGTGCGTTTGATACCATTCGAGTACGACGCCACCACCACCTACATGCTGGAGTTTTCGGACTTGAAAATGCGCGTGTGGACAACGGGGGCCACGCCCGCGCTGGTGCAGTCCGGAGGCAGCGCATTGGAAGTGACCACCCTGTGGACTGCCGCGCAACTCAACGCGCTGCAAGTGGCACAGCAAAACGATCTGCTTTTCATCGTCCATCCATCGCACCCGCCTCAATGCGTGTGCCGGTATTCCGCCACCGATTGGCGGATTGTCGCGTTCGTGCCGAAGTGGCCGGCGAGCCTGCCAGTGAACGACACCGAAACCTACATGGCCGCCGCATGGGTGGCCGGGGTGCCGGACAGCGCATGGAGCGATGCCACGCACTATGTGGAAGGGAACATGGTGACTCACAGCGGCATTTACTATTCCTGCCGCCTGGCGCACGATGACCGGGAACCAGGCGTGGACAGGGAGTGGACGCGGTATTGGGCTGTTAGCACAAAGGAAACGTGGATGAACGCCGGGGGTTTGGTAAACCTGAGTGCGAGCACGGCGGTGTTCACGGCGGATCATGTGGGCACGCTGTGGGTGCTGTCATGGAAGCGGGATAGTTCCGTGCCATCCAATTCCATAGGAGTGGGCAACCCGCTGCAAGTGCTCCTTGATCTAAACGGGGATGCTGCGGGCACCACCACCGGACCCATGTTCTGTCTGGGCGAGTGGTCCGCCCTCACCTACGCCAATGATGATGGGGGGGCGGTGTGGAGTGTGAATGCCATGGTGGAGCGCAGTTTTGACCTGATC